AATGGGGAATTGAAAGTGTCTGCATCGGAAATCTCGTTAAGAGATGTTTTTTCTTGTGGCGATAAGACATTTGACAAACTTAATTTTAGCTTTGAATCTCGATATGAGCCATATCAAGAATACTCATTTGACATTATTGATGCCATAGACCTCGTAATAAAAACTACTGATGGGGATTTTTTATCCCCTCTCGAAATAAAGCTGACTGTCTTGCCGACTTCAAACACAAGTAACCTTCCCGAAAAAGATTGGGGATGCGAACTGGTGGTACGTTCAGCTACGACTTCATATTGCGCTCTTGGAATGTTTGATTCTGTAAAAGATGATTCCGCTGGTGTTCGTAATATTTTTGAGAGTGCTTGTTCAAGCATTGGCTCATGGACTAACGATTTTGAAATGAGCCATAAAACACCTAACCTCACTGAATGTGTGAACCAATTTCAAAGAAAATACTTACAACAGCAGAAACCGCTTTTGATGCAAGCTGTTTGGAAAACACAGGGGCAATCTCCCATACTTGCAGATAATGCTTTTGACATTGTTGTTTGGAGCGATTATGCGTTTTCGAGATTATTTTTGGACAGTGCCCTTAATACGAGTTCCACTATGAGTAGACCAATGAGAGCTTCTGCTAAATTGGCTCGGTGTCTTTGGGAATTGAGCAAGTCTGGCAAAATTAAATTAGCGGAGATTTATAGGCAAATGGCTTTTGATACACAGACAGATAAAGAATTTGCAATTCAAGGTGCAAAGTGGCGTAGCTATGTATCTTCTGACAGAATAACACAGCCAATTCTTCATAAAGACGTGCTGAATGAAATTATTGAATCAGGTTACATCGAACGACTTAGACCAGAGCGGCGTTTCGACCAAACGCTATATTTCACAGTTAAGCATTAACATAGCTGCCTGACGGATAAACTGCCCTAAAATATAATCGAAAGCCCGAACAAATAGGGATTTACAACCCCTACTTGTTCGGGCTTTTTACGATTTCAAAAACAGTCCTTGACAACACAATCCCAAAGAAATCTTCGCCGATGCTGTTTCTGTCGCCGATACTTCAATACTCGTAGGCGAAATGGCTAAGATAATCAAACAAAATGGCATTGACATGGGGCAAAAACGTTTTTTTGAATGGCTGAGGAGGAATGGGTACTTAATAAAGCGCAAAGGCAATGATTATAATATGCCAACGCAACGTAGTATGGAGCTTGAATTATTTGAAATAAGAGAGACAAGTATAACACATTCCGACGGACATATTACAATAAGTAAAACCCCTAAGATTACAGGTAAGGGGCAGATATATTTTGTTAACAAGTTTAAAGCTGCATAGTTAGAGGTGAAGCATTATGAGTAAAGATTGCACATTTACGCTTAGAATGTCAGGAGATAAAAGTCAAGCACTAAAAAGCCTATCAAGTAGGCTTGGAATATCTCAAAATGCCTTGATACTTGCCTTCATCCAAGTTGGAATAGAAAGCTATAGTAATATTATTGCTCTGAACCAAGAAGAATTTCACCGTTTTCTTTCTCAAAAGACCTGATAAATTCTTCAACAAGGCATTCAAGCTGATTGTTGGCTGAGCGCTTGTTTGATTCAGATATTATGTGAAATTTTTCCCATAGTATATCATCAACTCGAAATGTAAAAGTTTTTTTCATTAATAACGCCTCCTTAGACTTCCTGATAATATCATAGTGAAGTCAATAAAAATAGCTTCAATACGAAGTCAAGAAACTATTGACATCAATATGAAGCCATGATATGATAGCTTCAATATGAAGTCAAAATAATGGAGGTTATACTATGTCACTATTTGATTTATCAAACAAAATAGAAGAACAGCACACTCAATTAATATTTGCGTTGGCTGTTCTTCGAGAGGCTAGAGAGTATCTTGAAAGAAAAATCGAGCCGGATTCTACTGAAGCTTATTGCTTAATACGACAAACAGAACGTATTCATTTGTTGTTGGGCGCAGCTGATGAGTTGGCATGCCGGGTGCTGCCTGAGCTTAATGACACAGCGGGAGAGTTAATTGCACTACATAAGAATGCAAAAGCTTAAATTCAAGTACCTTGAAGAATAGGAGAGTTTATCAATGAGTAAAGGTCAAATTACATATTTAAACATAAACACTATATACCCACATCCAAATAACCCGCGCAAAGACTTAGGCGACTTAGCCGAGCTTGCCGAGAGCATCAAATCAAACGGCATAATGCAGAATTTGACTGTTGTGCCGTGGGTGAGTCAGTTTACTGGTCAACCGGGTGATAACAGTAGCACTGATGGCAGTTACACAGCAGTAATCGGTCATCGTCGCCATGCGGCGGCAAAGCTTGCGGGGCTTGAAGAAGTTCCTTGTATCATATCCGACATGGATATCAAAGCTCAGATTGCTACAATGCTGCTTGAGAACATACAGCGCAGCGATCTTTCTGTCACCGAAGAGGCCGAAGGGTTTCAGCTGATGCTTGACTTCGGAGAATCCGTATCAACCATATCAACACAAACAGGCTTTTCGGAAAATACTATCCGCCGCCGAATTAAGCTTTTAGAGTTAGACCGTAAAAAGCTCAAGGAAGCCGAAGAACGTGGCGGAACGCTTCAAGACTACTCAAAGCTTGATAAGATTAAAGACCCTAAGCTTAAAAATGAAGTGCTTGAAAAAATAGGTACTTCTAATTTCAAGTGGGAGCTTGATTCGGCTATTAAAAAAGAGCAGCAAGAAGAAAACAAGCTCAAGCTTATTGAAATTCTTGATTCGTTCGCTGAGCGTGTGGAAGCGCCCGACAGATCAAGCATGTCATATGTTAAATATATCGGGCTTGAATCAGATAGCTTTGATATACCTAATAATTTAGACAAGAGGAATTACTATTATATTCTTGCAAATAGGCATATTGAACTTTGGGCAGACAAACTCGAATCGGAATCAGTTAAGTCTAATGCCGATCCTGTTCAAGAGGCAAAGAACAGGGAGTTAAAAGAGCGGCGCGAGAAGCTTGAAGAAGTTGCAAAACGGGCATACATGCTGCGCTATGAATTTATCGCTAACTACGCCGGGCTTAAGAAACATACAAAAGGCATCGCAGAGCTTGCAATGAAAATAGCGCTTGACGCATCTTACCATTGTGAAGATGACATTATGGAGCTGCTTGGCATAGAAGTTGAAGATGACTCTGACGAAGACGCGGCATTTAACAAAATCGTTGAGTTGTACTCAAAGTCGCCTGAGCGCGTAATGGCTGTAATTATTTACTGTTGGCATGGAGATTCAGATCGCAATAAATCTACACGCTACTACGACAGTGTTGAGTATCTTGAAAACAAGAATCTTAGTTCGATTTACGAAGCTATTGAAAAGCTTGGATATGAGACTTCTGATGAGGAGCGTGCGATGCTTAATGGCACGCATGACCTGTATAATAAAAAAACAGAGGAATAAGGAGAAAACCAAAATGGACTTAAGAAAATATCAATGCGACGATTGTTTTAATCGATTTTGGGTCGATCGCGACAATGCAAACTACCCTAATTATTGTACATACTGCGCGGCGGAACTTGAAGCCGTGCCGGAGCGGGAAGGCTTTGAAAGGGAAGCTTTTGAAATCAGAGTAAACGTCTGCTCATCATGCAGCAGTCCACGCATCCAACCGAGCGGAACTTGTCAAGTTTGTATTGATTGTGGCGCTACTACCGGGTGTAGTTAGGGGGCAGATCAAAATAAAAAAACGGAGGCAGATCAAAATGCAAAGCAGATATTTATTTAGAGGCCAAAATGCCGTCAAGCCCGATGAATGGAATGGAACTTTTAAAAGTCGAAGACGATAACTTTATTCTATCTAAGATACCGCAAGATCAGATATCACTTGATGATCGAGATGAGGGTTGATAGGCATGAGAGAAGAAGACCCTGTGCGACACTACGAGCTTTCAATGCTAAAAGCAAAAAAAGAGATAGCAGAATTTGAAGCTTTTGAAAAAGCAAGAAAAGATGAAGCTGTACAGATAAAAACAAAGCATCCCTGTAGCAATTGCGTTTGGGGCAGGTGGGAGAAAGATATCAGGTTTTGTATGTTTCCGAGATGTATAGCAGGGATAGATAAGGGGCTCAAAAGTAGATGAAAAAAGAGGTTTATATTTGCGATAAATGCAATAAAGAAAAGCCGTGTGAGTCCTTATTTGTCAAGCAGGGCCGCCAAAGTAATGGAATTGAGTGGGAGGATTACGGCGAGGATTTGGATATATGCCATTATTGTGCTGTTAAGTGGCTTCAGTCATTTATGAAGTGACTTACCGCTGACGGTTCGAATCTAGTCTATGTTATTTTATAGAAGAAACTCAAAGCAAGCGGCTTGTATTTTGTTATCGCAAGCCGCTTGTTTTGAGGGTTTTTCGGGCTAAAATTAAAAAACAATGCAACATATATTTTCGGGCTTGTATTGAGTATTAACCTAAGGACATAGGATGGTGAGAAAATGCTAAATAAAGTTAAACGTCGGATATTTTCAGGATGTGTCTTGGAACAGGAAGTATATCCTATAGCCGCTAATAGATTGCATATATCAGATGCAGAGCCTATAGCTCGGTTCAAAGATGAAGATGAGAGAGTCAAGCATCGTGAAGGAATATCGCGCCGTTACCATATACAGCTATTCAATTCAAACTTTTCGCCGCAATCCTTATATTCGACACTAACAATGGATAATGAACATGAAGTACACACATTTGAGGATGCGAAGCGTATAGGTACTTTGCTTATGCGCTGCCTCAAATACGCTAACCCGGATGCTCAAATTATGCTTTACATGGGACGCGGCAAAAATACAGATCGCATTCATTTTCATATGGTTAGCAATGGCTTGGACGAAGGAACGATTCGGGCGAAGTGGAAAGCCGGAAAGGTTACGCGCATTACAAATTTGCGAGCACACAATTATTACAACGGCGTAGATCACGGACAGGACTATACGGGGCTTGCAAATTATCTCTTCGAACACTGGACACCGGAACAGGGTGGCAAACGTTGGAGGTCTACAAGGAATTTGCAGCGCGTAAAGTCAGAGGACGCAATACCTATTAAAAGAAATTACTCAGAAAGCAGACCGCCTGTTGCGCCGAAGGGCTACAAGTTTGTTGAATATAAAAGTAATAAATTCGGCTATCAATATTTTAAGTATGTAAAAGTGAAAGAGCTGAAGCCCAAGCACATGAAAAATTAAGCAATCGCAATAATTAGAAAAGCTGTGAAAGTGGCAGTATTTGAGTGACTTGTAAATGCGTAAGGATTTAAAACTATAGCAGTTAGTGTAAAATAATCATAGACAAAAATCGGAGGTTGTGAAGTGACAAAAGAGCGCTTAAAAGAATACATAGCATTAAAACGAGAGATAGCACAATTCGAGATTGAACTTGCTGAGCTTTTGGATGCTTCAGCTGTAAACAGGTCAGTTTTAACAGGCTTGCCGAATGTTGGCGGCTTGTCTGATAAAACTGCTCGCTTCGCGATGGAGTCGGTTAGGCTTTACGCAATTCTTAATTCCAAGAAGCTAAAAGCTGTTAATCTGTGTGAGGAAATTGAAAACTGTATTGAGTCACTTCCTGCGCTTGAGCGCACTTTAATGCGGGAGAGGTATATATTGGGCAAAGACTGGGAAGAAGTTTGCTGTTCTATCGGTTACAGTTGGCGGCAAACGCATAGGCTTCACGGTAAAATTTTGAAAAAAATAAATATGGCATAGAATGGCACACAAAACTATGTTATAATGGCAGTATGAAAATAGCGACTGCCTGAGGCGGTCGTTTTTGTTTTGGAGAAAAGATCATGTCAAGCATTTACAAAGACAAACGTTGGAAAAAGAAACGAGCTTGGATTTTAAAGCGCGACGAATATCTTTGCAGGGAGTGCAAGCGTTACGGCAAGCGGCAGTCAGCGACTACGGTGCATCATGTTAAACCGATTAAAGACTATCCGGAGCTTTGGCTGACGGATAAAAACCTATACAGCGTATGCACCGAATGTCACGAAAGTTTCCACGACCGGATAACTGACCGCTTGACAGAGAAGGGCAAGGCGCTTGTTCGGCGCACTTGAGGCGAGGTTGATTGAAATTTGATGCCCCCCCTTTGATGATTTAGAATTTTTCATCTTAGCATTCACGGAGAGGCCGCTGTTAGCCCCTCTCTGAAAAAAGTTTCGTGAAAAAACTTGTCCTGATTTAGACAATCCGTAGGAGGTAAGCGCATGGCGAAAGCTGATAGTTGGCTAACAAAGGAAAATTTGGAGAAAATTTTCAACTGGGCGAAAAGCGGCCTGACCGACGAGCAGATTGCTAAAAACATGGGCATTTCAAAGTCAACTTTTTACGATTGGCAGAAGAAATATTCGGAGTTTTCGGAGTCCTTAAAAAAGGCAAGGAGATTTCAGACAGATATGTCGAAAATGCGCTGTTCAAAAATGCAACCGGGCATGAGTATGTCGAGGAGGTCGTTGCCAACAGGAAAACCGTAAAGTACAAAGATGGCAAGCGCGTCAGCGAGGTAACCGAGCCGATCGCTGTTCCTCTTAAAAAGTTCAAGCCGCCCGAGACTATGGCGATGATGTACTGGCTGAACAACCGCAAGCCGGATGATTGGAAACAAAAACAGCGGGATAATACGCAGCCGGATGCGGCTGAACCTAACGGAGCAAAACAAGGTAAAGTTGCAAGTATCGCCGAATATGCAAAGCGAAAGAAATTGGGAGCTGATGGCAATTGAAAACCTGAAAATCGTTAACAACTACGCTGATGGCATTATATCCGGCAAAATTCCTGCTTGCAAAGAACTCAAGCAGACTTGCGAACGTTATAAAAGTGACTTGACAAGCGAAAAATACGACTTTCGGCCGGAAGAGGCCGAAGAGATTGTTAGGCTCATTGAAGATTATATAGTGCTTCTTGATGGTGAAGCAAAAGACGGCAGTCCATTTAACGGGTTGCCTTTTTTATTAGAGTCGTGGCAGAAGTTTATAATATTCAACCTATGCGGATTTTTCAACGAAGGCACAAGCATAAGGCGCTTTACCGAGGCGCTTTTATTTGTCCCGAAGAAGAACGGTAAGACCCCATTTGCAGGCGCTTTAGCTTGGGCTTTTGGCATTAAGTATTCAAGCAGCTCAAGCAAAGTACTGCTAACAAGCGCAACCTTAATGCAGGCTCTTTTCCCCTTTGCATTTATTAAGAAAAATCTTGAGAAAATGGGATTTTTAGAGCCGGGTCAGAAGCGGCCGCTAAACGGTTGGCGTATTCGCGATAATAACATGGAGCATAGCATCGAAGGCGCGTTCGAAGGCGGAGAAATCCATATTCAAGCATTTTCGGGCGAACCAAAAGACGGTTTAAAAGCCAACTTTGTCATTGCCGATGAGATTCATGAGTATAAAAATTCCGACCAATACTTGTATTATCAAAAGGCTATGAAAAACTACCGAAACAAGCTGATGCTTGCGATAACGACAGCGGGAGATGATACGACAAGTTTTTGTTATCAGCGTCTTAAAACATGCCAAAAGATACTTGACGGCACTATCAAAAACGACGAATATTTTATTTTTATAACAAAAGCCGATCAAGATTTGGACGGCAACGCGGATTACTTAAACCCTATTGAACATCAAAAGGCGAATCCGAATTATAACGTTACTGTAATGGATTATGACTTGCTTAAAGCGGCTAACGAAGCGAAAGAAGAGCCGCAGCTTATGAAGTCATTTCTTTCGAAAGAGCTTAACATTTACACGGCAAGTGTTAAAGCGTTCTTTGACCTTGAGACATTCATAAAGTCAAACGCGCAGCATAGATGGACGCTTGATGAACTTGCGAAGTTGCCTATTAACTGGTACGGCGGCGCGGATTTATCAAAGCTGCACGATTTAACGGCCGTCGCTTTGTATGGTGAATATAAAGGCGTTGATATTATCATCCCGCACTGCTTCTTCCCTATCACGCAGGCGATTAATAAAACTGATAAAGATAATATACCACTTTTCGGATGGCAAGAGGATAATTGGCTGACTATGTGTAACACCGAGACGGTTCACTATGACGATGTTGTTAAATGGTTTGTTAATATGCGCAAAAAAGGCTTTAAAATCAAGGAGGTTCGTTACGATATTCGCTTTGGCGAACAGTTTTACAACGACATGCGAAAAGAGAAATTCAAAATCGAAAATCAGCCGCAGCTTTATACAAAAACAACGCAGGGCTTTAACCGTATTCATCATAAATCACTTGAAGGACAGCTGTATTATTGCTCCGCCGAGCCTTTTGAGTACTGCATTCAGAACGTAAAAGCAAGCGAGAAAACAGGCGGGTTTATAGAATTTGACAAAATCAAGCCGGAGCAGCGCATAGATGTATTTTCCGCTGCTGTATTTGCGGCGGTTGGTATGCTTGAGCGTATGAGTAAGTTATCTAAGGCTGAAAGGTCTTATGGCGATAATAGAGAGAAGGAGTAAGATTATGGCGTTTGAAAAATTAAAAAGCAAAGTGCGCAGCCGCTCTGATCCTCAAAAAGACAAAGGGGCCGTGGTAGTTTTTTCGCTTGATGATTTTGATAAATATTGCGACATCGGTTATACAAAGCTTGAAAACAATACAGATGTGCAGGCTTGTATTAAAACTATCGCGGATTTAATATCAACGATGACTATTATGCTCATGGAAAATACGGATCGGGGTGATAGGCGCGTTAAAAACGGTCTGTCACGTAAAGTAGACATAAATCCGTACAGTTTCGGAACTCGCAAAACGCTTATGTTTACGGCCGTTAGAGAGTTGCTTCTGTCAGGCAATTCTATTTTATTGCCCAAAATCAGAAACGGATATCTTGACGACTTAACTCCTATTCCCGATGCGGAATATTCTTTTATGCCGACCGGTGATGGGTATGCTATCAGGTACAAGGGCGAGGTTTTCGCTCATGATGAAATAATCCATTTTGTCAACAATCCCGACAGGCATAATCCGTGGCGCGGCGAACCGTATAAAGTATATTTGAAAGACGTTATTGAAAATCTAAACACTACTCAAAAAGTAAAAAAGAAGTTTTATACAAAAGACTATAAACCAAATGTAATGTTTTACTTTAACGCCGATTCGGATGACTTTCAATCTTTAGAAGGCAGAGACGAACTGCTTAAAAAATGGGTAGAAACAGGAGAGGGTAAACCTTACATATTACCCGCAGGTTTGCTTGACGCAAAAACTATCCCCGCAATGAGTATATCTGACTTAGCGATCAACGACAGTGTTACACTCGACAAAAAGGCTGTATGTGGGGTTTTTGGCGTGCCGCCGTTTCTGTTGGGTATAGGAATCTACAATCAGCGGGAATGGAACAATTTTATAAACAGAACGATTTTCCCTATCTGCACGGGCCTTGCGCAGGAGCTTACAAGAAAGCTCATTTATCATAGAGATTGGTACTTTACTTTTAACCTAAAGTCGATTATGGCGTTTGATTTTGAAGCGCGAGTGTCGGCTTTCTTTAATGGGCGCAAAATTGGCGCTGTGAGTCCGAACGAAGTTAGGCTTGTGCTTGACCTGGAGCCAATTGACGATCCGATAATGGATAAAATCAGCATACTTGAAAACTACATACCGATTGAGGATATTGGCAATCAAAGTAAGCTTAATAAAATAACTGATGATCCGGGAGGTGATAAATAAATGGAGTACAGAAGCTCTTATTTCAGATCGAATTTTAAAACAAGAGAGGAAGGCGCGGAAAAGATAATTGAAGGCTATTTCATAGTCTACAATAAGCGCATTGAGCTATGGAAAGACTGTTTTGAAGAGATATTGGCCGGAGCTTGCGCCGGTAGCATCGCTAAAAACGATATACGCGCGCTATATAACCACGATTCTAAAGCTGTCCTTGGGCGTAAAAGCGTTGGAAGCCTTACGCTTCGGGAAGATGAACATGGCGTTTTTGGCGCTATCGTTATTAACCAATCGGATTCCGAAGCGCTTAATATTTATGAACGTGTTAAACGAGGGGATATTGACGGTTGCAGTTTCGGGTTTTGGCCCGTTGTCGAAGAAATACATAACGAATCAAATGGTGACACGGTTTTCAAAGTAAAAGAAGCCGACGTTATCGAAGTTTCTGTCTGTACATTCCCTGCATACCCTCAGACAAATATAAAGGTACGGCGTAAAGAGTTTGAACAGCATAATCAAAGACAATTAGACATCCGAAAACAAAAAGCAAAGGAGCGATTAACAAATGCTAAAAGCAATAAGACTGAATAAACGCAAGGAATTAAAGTTTGCAGAGCTTGAAGAGCTGAAATTAGAGCGTAATGAACATAAGGCTAGAGCCGATGATCTTGAAACGCGCATAGACGGCGTTGCATCAGAGGCTGATCTTGAAAAGCTTGAATCTGAAATTGATGAGATTTTAGAAAAAATAGCTGAGCATGACGAGGCTATCTCCACTTTGGAACAAGAAATTGATGAGTTAGAGTCGGATATTTCAGCATTAGAGGAATCACAGGATAGAGCCGCCAAAAGAGCAGCTAGTAGTCAAAGCACAGGAGGAGATGGAAAAGGAGCTATGAACGGAGATTTTAACTTAAGGGCAAAAACAGACTTTGAAAAGCGGGAGCGCATGAGGCAGGTTCTCGAAGCAAAAGAAAATCATGAGTTTTATGAAAGGGTCGCAGAGGTTATCAAAAACAGAGGCGTTTCAAATACTGACCTGCTTATACCTAAAATTATCGTTGACATGATAAACGTTGATATGCTTGACGTTGGCAAGATTTACAGCCTTGTTACAGTACGTCAAATACCGGGTACATCAAGAATAGTTATGTCCGGCGATACGCCCGAGGCCATTTGGCTTGATAATTGCGGGCCGCTGTCTGAGCTTAAGCTTGACTTTAGCATGCTTGAGCTTGACGGCTATAAAGTAGGCGGCTTTATTGCCATTTGTAACGCGACGCTTGAAGATGCGTTTATTGATCTAGCTCTGCATATTCAAGAGCAGATAACAAAAGCGATAGCGGTTGCGATAGATAAGGCGATAGTTAACGGCAAAGGCTCAAAAGATAAACAGCCTACAGGCATCATCCCAAGCTTGCCGACATCAAGCAAAATGACATGCACATCAGATTTTGCAACAGTAATGTCTAAATTTGGAGAATTGCCCGATGACGCTTCAAACTTAACAGCTGTAATGACGCGTAAGACGTATTATACCCATTTTGCGCCGCAGACAATAACATCAACTTCCGCAGGGCAGATTGTGTCTCAAAATACAAAAGGAGATGCAAAGCTTCCCGACGGCACGCATGTAGTGTTTGTAAACAAAAGCATCCTTGAAGATGATAAGATGCTTTTAGGGGACTATAAAAAATACTTCCTTGCACAAAGAGCCGGGTTACAGCTTGCAAGGTCTGAAGAGCATAGATTTATCCAAGACCAAACTGTGTTCAAAGGCACATCGCGCTATGACGGCAGGCCGATTAAGACTAATTATTGGATTCTTCTTGCGCTGCAAGCTCCGCAAACACCTCCGGCGGGGTGATTTTAAATGTCGATAAAAGGACCAAACCAACCAACAACATACGCAACTAAGATTTTATCACTTGTTAAGCAGCGCTTGGGCATAATGTCAAACGTTCGCGACGCATACTTGACCGCAAGAATTGAAGCTGTCTTGCGGTCGTTGACTTTCGAGCGCGGAATAACTATTGATGAAGACGATATGAACATAGCTATGCTTATCGTAGATTTATCAGCGTGGCACTATGAGAATGTCAGTAATAAAGCTATGTCAAACGACTTGCGGCTTAGGCTTAATAATATTCTTACCAAAAGCACAGGCGGTGAAGGATAATGACCTACAACGAAATAATTAATCTACTGGAATTTGAACACAGACGAAACGAACTAGGCGTTGCTGTTGATCCTCTTATAACGAAGGCGCCTGTTTATTGCAGTAAAAAGAGCGCATCATCAAACACATGGAGCGCCGCAAGACAAGAAGGCAAGCGTCCGGCGTATGTTTTTACAATCCGGCGCTTCGAATACAGCGGTCAAACGCAGGTCGAATATAATGGCCGGACTTATGAAGTCGAGCGAACTTATGAAGTCGGGCATGATGAGCTTGAGCTGCATGTTGGGGAGGTGATTGGCCTATGAAAGTTGATGAGCTTGAAAACGCCGTTAAAAAAGAGCTTAACCTTTTTAATCGAGAAACTAACGAAAGGGTTCAGAAAGCTACTAGAGAGACGGCAAGAAGACGGACTTAAAATGATTAAGAAAATAGGTTCGTATAACGACCTAACAGGCAAGTATCGAAAAAGCTTTTATTTGAAAAATGTTGGCATGTATCGCCATCCAAGATTTATTTTGGCAAATAGGCGGTTTAATCTAACTCACTTAATCGAACATGGCCATACAACAAGGGACGGATTAAGCAGGACAGCCGCGCATCCGCACTGGGAGGAAACAGAGCAGCACATGGTTAGAGAGTATGAAAGGCGATTGAGGGAGGAGTTAAGCGAATGACACCGGAAGAACTTGCAGAACAGTTGCAAGATAGAGCCCCGGCCGCCTATATGGTATTTGAAACACCACAACAGCCACCGTATATAGTCTACGCACTGCCTGACACAAATGTAGTCCATGCTGATAATAGGCATTATCACACTATACCAAACGGTTGGCTTGAGTTATATATGAAAAGGCTTGACTTTGGGCTTATGAAGCGGGTGGAGGATGTATTTATTTCAGGCGGCTTACCGTGGGAAAAGGAAAATGAAGTTTATATAGACAGTGAGAAGCTCTTTCAAGCTAGATGGAGCTTCGTTTTAATTTAGGGAGGAACTGGTAATGAACAGAGAAAAACAGATGACATTCGGCTTTGATAAATGCTACTATGCGCCATACACACCGGGTACAGCGGGAGCGATTGGCACATGGGCTAAACCCAAGAGGCTGCCCGGCGCGGTGTCTTTAGGCATAACGCCGGAGGGGTCGAGGGATCCTTTTTTTGCTGATAACGGCGAATTTGTTGTAAGAGTGCAAGATAACGGCTTCAGCGGCAACCTGACAGTAGGTAAGTTTCCTGATGAGTTTTTGATAAAGGTACTCAATTGGGTTTACGACAAAAACAAGATGCTTATCGAAGCGGCAAACGTCCCGCAGAAACAGTTCGCGTTATTATTTGAGCTAATGGGGACAGAAGAACCTGTTAGGGTTGTTGTATATCACTGCTCCGGCGCAAAGCCTACGAAGGATATTCAAACAACTACAACGACAGCCGGGCTGTCAGGCGAACAAATGGCGATAACCGCAACAACTTTAGATTTTGGTTGGATAACAACGGCTAGGTCAAGCATTACAAAAAGCGACAACTCAGAAGCGTTCGAAAAATTCTTCGATAAAGTAATGCTTCCCGAACGGCTCACAGATTAACGCCATGACCGCGCTGACAAGCAATAATAAAGCAATACATATCCGGGCGACTTTTGTTGCCCGATTATACTTTGTTCAAGAGTTTGGCTGTGAACTGCAAGATTCATTAAAAGTCATCCTTGACAAAAGCAGCAGCGATAATGACGTAGAGCGGGAATCGCTAAAGCTCATTTGGGCTATGAACAAAGCTGAAAATAGGGCTAACGGAAAGTCAACCGCTAACTTTAAGCAATGGCTCGAGAGCTGTAATGATTTTAACTTCTGTGATTATTACAAAGATTTTCTGACAGAGGTTTCAAATGGCTTTTTAATCAAAAGCGCCGACAGGGAATCGCCCGAGCAAACAAGCGATAACTTTACGCAGCTTCTTATAACAATAGCAATAAAGCTTGGTATCAGCATGGACGAGCTAAACGAGCTTACAACGCAGGCGCTTTATGATATTCTGCAAATCTTCGCTGATTCAAACAGCGGCGAAGGACGCGAAGTAATTGCAACGCCTGCTCAAAATGAATCTTTTTGGAGGTAGTTAAGTGTATAAAATAGAAACAAGTAACGATATTGGGAATATAGAGATTAACGGCAAGGTATATACCCTTGACCTTTCTGATGATGCAATGGCAAGGTTTAGCGAAGGATCTGAATATTTAGAGCAAATGCAACAGAGGCTAAACTCTGTAACTATGAATAATTTTGATAAAGCAAAAGAGTTCACTCGTGATCTAATAAACGGTATACTAATCGGCAATCCGTTTGATGATATCTATGAAGGTCAAGGGAGAAGCACGGCTAAAACTGTGATGTTAATACCAAAACTATTAAAGGCTTATACAGATATAGCAGGGGAATCGGGAAAAGCGTTAAAATAATTCTAAAAAGGTAAAAAACTTTCTAAAAACCTATTGACTTTTGTACGACCATAAGTTATAATAAATACAGTTAAGGAAAGCCTTAACAAATAAGATGGGCAAGAGTCAGAAAGGGGATTAAGATGGAAGTTATGACAGATAAGCAGATGGAATTTATAGCAAACTTAATCGCAGACAAGTTTGAATCTTGCAAGACAATGGAAGAAGTTAAGGAAGCTATTGTTAGAGTCAGAGAAATGGCTAATAAGGACAAAAAAGACAAGTAAAAAGCCCCACTTTTAACAGTAGGGCAAAGCGAAACACAGGGCGGACTTGCCGCCGCCCTAATACCCGTAAAAACTATAGCATATTTTTTTATGAAATGCAAGGGGGTAATAAAATAGGCAAGAAGATGGGAAGACCAACAAATGACCCTAAAGTAATACGATTGGGAATAAGACTTACCCCGGATGAAGCAGAGGCGTTACAATATTGTTCTGACAAGCTGAATATACCACGCACGAGCGTTATATCAAAGGGGATAGAGCTTGTAAAAGCTGAAATACAGCATAGTAAAGAGTAGCCGTTGTAGGATAAACAGCGGCTATTTTTGTCCGCAGAAGCAGCCCTAAAAGGTTGCTTTTATAATGCAAGGAGTTAGGTCAAATGTCAAAACGAGTAAGAGGTATAACAATAGAAATCGGCGGTGATACGAGTAAACTTGGTCAGGCACTTAAGCAGACAGAAGATTCTATATCCAGCGTCAGTAAGGAGCTTAAACAGGTTGAGTATGGCCTAAAATTTGAACCGGGCAACCTTGAACTGCTTGGGCAAAAAGCAGAGCTGTCGGCGAAAATGGTCGAGCTGACCGCAGAAAAGCTTAACGTCTTAAAAGACGCTCAGGAGCAAGTTTCCGAACAGGCTAAAAACGGCGATATTGGGGCTGATCAATACCGGGCTTTTCAGCGGGAGCTTGTTGCGACTGAAAATAAACTTGGTGGCTATAAAAAAGCTGTCGAAGACTCTAGCGGCAAAATCAAAAATAATAAGCGATATCTCAAAGAGTTAACTGCCGAAACCGAAAACGCGACTAACAAAACCTCCATCTTCGGCGACGTTCTAAAAGCCAACCTGGCAACCGAAGCAATCAAGATCGGTCTAAGCGGCCTTTCTTCCGCAATAGCGGGAATCGGCTCAGCAGTAGTTGAGGCAGGTCAAATGCTCGTTGATTTTTCTAAAAGCTCAGCCGCCGCAAGTGACGCAATAGATAAAGGCTCTCAAGCGATAGGCGTTTCAAGGCAGCGCTTTCAAGAATGGTCGTATATGGCCGAACAAAACGGCGCGTCGGTTGACTCTATCGCATACGGTATGCGTAGACTTCAAAACTCAATGGCAGATGTAGACGGCGAAGGCGGTAAGGTATTTAAGTCTCTCAAACAAGTCGGTCTAAGCTTTGACGAGCTTTCGTCTATGTCTCCCGAAGACGCAATGGAAACGGTAATAAAAGCGTTTAATGAGATGCCGGAGGGCGCTAATAAAGCCGCGCTTGCGTTTGATATTTTCGGTCGTCAAGGCCAAGCGCTTATGCCGATGCTTAACCAAAGCAGCGAAGAGCTTGAACTGTTACGAGATAGAGCGCATGAATTGGGCCTTGTTATGGAAGATGAAGCAATCGATGCAGGGCTTGCGTTCGGCGACACAATGACCGATCTTACTAAAACTATATCAGGCTTAAGTAATAACATCGGTGGCCTGCTGCTTCCAAGCCTTACAGCGCTTGCCGGAACAGGTACTGATCTAGTCAGCAGGTTTTCAAGAGCTCTGCGCGAAGCGGGAAGCAATCCGGCAAAAATAGCCGAAGCAATAAATGACGGGCTGCAATCTGTTCTTGATGTAGTAAACGACAAGCTGCCAGTTTTAATCGAAAAAGCGTCTAACATGATAACGCCGATAATTGAAGGCATAGCTTCAAACCTTCCTAACCTTGCAGAAGGCGTAAGGCAGATTATCGACACTATCGGCATGGTTATACTAGATAACTTACCTATGCTGCTTGAAGTTGGGTTTAGCATAATCAGTATGCTTGCCGATGGCGTAGTAGCAAGCTTACCCGCGATAATGGAAATTGGTTCACAGCTGATTTTTATGCTCATCGGTAAAATAGTAGAAATGCTTCCGGAGCTTACCTCGGCGGCGATAATTATTATTTCACAACTGGCAGAAGGCTTAACGCAGGCTCTGCCGCAGCTGATACCCGCAGTTATTAACGCTGTTTTCAAAATCGTTGAAACGCTGATCAGTAATATTGATATGTTAATTGATGCAGGCGCTCAGCTCATCTTAGGCCTTGTAACTGGAATAGCAGAAGCTCTGCCTGTGCTTATAGAAAAAGCGCCCGAGATAATTGCAACGCTGTTTATTGCGTTATTACAAGCCGCCCCTCAGCTTTTAGATGCAGGATTAGAGATAATAAATCAGGTGCTAAACGGCATTGGTAACGCGTTTCGGATGCTTCGCGATATGGGCGACAGAATCAGAAATACTATTTTAAACGCGATAATTGGAAATGGCAGAAGCATAAGAGAAGTTGGCATAGATATTGTCAAGAAGCTTTGGGAGGGTATTCTAAGCGTTGCCAAGTGGATATGGGAGAGAGTATCTAATCTGTTTAACAGTATAATAAGAGGCACAAGCATTGTAGAAGATGCGGTAGATGTCGGTGTTCAAGTAGGCGAAGCTTTAAGCGATTCGATTGCTAATACTGTAGCTCGTAACAGTCGAATTAACGCTACTGCCTTTGAATCTGTTGGTCGAAACGCAGGCAGCGATATCGCAAGAGGCTTTGAAAGGGCTGATCCGGGCGGTATAGCAGGCACAAACATCTCAAGAGGCATAACCGCAGGGGCAAGATCAGGCGCTTCAAACGCACAGCGCGAAACTGAGCAGCTTGCAAGGGATATTGAGCGAACAACCTCTAACCTGCTTAGGGAGATTGAAAACCAAACAAACGCCTACGGTGAAGCGATAACCGAAGCTCTGCGCCGCAGTAAGCGTATTGAAATTGATACGCGCAAAGAAGCGGTTCAGCAGCAAATAGACCTTTTAAGCGATGTCAGCTTCCGTGAGATAACAACAAATGAAGATATCAGCGCGAGAAAGATACAGCTTTTAGATGATGAGTACATATCCCGAATCCGTAACATCGACGAAGGCCTAGCAGCGTTCCTTACTTCAAGCAATAAAGAAATTCAGCGGCATATAGATATAATTGCTCTTACTGATCAAAGAGCGGCTATTCAATTGCAGGCTAACCAGGACAGAATAACGGCTATTGAAGAAGAAGCGCGCCGGGAGCGTGAGTTCATCGAAGAGCGTGCAAACAACGAGCGCCGTGCAGAGCATGAGAGGCGTATCGCGCAGGCTCAGACTGATGAGGCGCGTGAGCGGGCTATTTTTGAGCTGGGCCGGTTTGAGGAGGATTTATTAAGGCGATCACGCGAGCGGGAGCGCGCTGAGCAAACAAGGCATTTACAGGAGCAGAGCCGGGAGATACTTGATAGGGCAAGGCGCACGGCAGAGGAACAGGCTCAAATTATAGCCGATATGCGCTATGAGCAGCAGGGGCAAATATATTCACTTGCATACAGCTTAAAAAGCGGCGAGTTTGACGAACCAAGTCCGCGCCAAAGTCTTAGAAGCCTTGAAGAGCAGTATGAAGCTTTTGCAGAAACAGCGGCTCAGCTTGCTGTTAAGCTTGTAGAAGCGGGTGAGGAAGGTCAGATTGAAGCTTTAAAGATTCTTGAAGAGTTTTATCCCGAGTGGAACAGAACGGGTAAGCGGTTTGTCGATAAGCTTAGCGAGGGCTTTAGAGAGAACATGGTTAAGGCTGTTAATGACGCTGTTAACATCGGCGTTGAATCCGCAAGGGGTGTAGCGAGGGGTATTGATGATAATGCACATCTTGCGCAGCAGGCAGCTAGAAGGCTTGCGGATTTAGTGCAAGAAGAAATGCGGCTTGCGCTTGATATAAACTCACCGTCGGGCGTAGGCATATGGATCGGGCAGATGACAGGACGCGGCTTATGTATAGGTCTTGAAAGCATGATACCTACAGCAGAAAGAGCGGCATATAAGCTTGGCATTGCGGCGACTCCAACATCATCGGGCGGCGGGGCAAGATATAACCCTCAGGCAGCGAGCTCAATCAATGTAGCAATCAATAATAACGTAACGGGCAATGCGTCGCATGAAGCGCTTTGGGAGCTTGACAGGTTAAACAGAAAGGCTATAAGGCAGGTAGCTAATACGTTGTTTGCGGTTTGATATTTATGTTGCAATGTTAAGATGTACAAGTTATAATAGCAAGTGCATACGTTTAAGGGCGGTTTTTTGTAGGCTTGCCGACCTGAAAGGAGGGTTGTTAAAATCTGACTTGAAGGGAGGACGAGCTATGTCGGTTTATGAAGCATTGTCATTGATGTTAACCTTTGGGTTAATTGTTATAGCAATTTTGACTTACGACAGAAATACAAAAAAATAATCAGCCCTCAACGAAAGGTAAACTGATTATTTTTTTACTTGAAAATTTTCGGCAAGCCTGCCGCCTTTATAGCGGTTGTGTACTGAGAGAGTGTTAGCGCACTCTCTCTTTTATTTGTACCCTTATTTTATGATAATTATTCGTATTTGTCAACATGTTTTGAATTAACCAGGAGGTGATAACATTCTAATCACAAAAGATACAACATTGACATACACCAACTCACGTGGTTTAAGCCTTAACCTAGCGCCTTACGCGCCGTATGACCTTTTCGGTTGTGATGATGATTACTTAGATAACGAGATTATATCAGAGCCTCTTGGCTTTGACCACGGCGAAGAGTTTATATCAAACATCTTAAGCCCAAGAAGGATAGAGATTACAGGGCGGCTTAACACTGTGACTTTCAGGCGCGAAATGCGCCGCGAGATGCAGCGGATATTTAACCCGACGCTTAAAGGCACACTTGCATATCATAACGCCGCTAACGATATGGTGTATACAATAGAGTGCATACCCTCATCGCTTTCGGCTGTTGCTTTTGAGCGGACAGGCGTTTATTTTACTATAAACCTTATATGTCTCTATCCGTTTTATAGGGGCAGCAGTGTTATAGAGCATATCAGCCTAATCAACAAACGCGGATACTTTCCGCTTGTATTTCCTGAAGATGAAGGCTTTATATTCGGCTATAGAGCTGATACTCTGCAAACAACCTTTGAAAACTTAGGCGACGCGGCGGCAGGCGCGACTTATGTTCTAACCGCAGACGGCGGCACGGTAACTAATCCGAGTATGACGCACTTGGAAAGCGGCCGTACTGTTAAAATCAATTATCCGATGCAAGACGGCGATATTATAAAAGTAATCAGTATGCCGGCCTTTGCCGGTATAAGAATCAATGACAATATAAACGGTATGCAGCATTTGGAGTTTAACCCAAAGGGCAACTTCTTCATACTCGATTTTGGGTTGAACACTATAGCATATGACGCGGATGAAAACGCGACTAATCTTTCGGTATCGGTATTCTATGACCCGGTATACTTGGGGGTACAGTGATGATGTTAGAGTTAGGCATCTACAAAGACTTTAAACTGCAAGGTGTTATTAAGAGCTATATCGGCTTGACTTGGATAAGAAGATTTAACGATGTCGGCGAGTTTATACTAAAGATCGCGCCGATAAAAGAAAACATCGACCTGATTAAAAGCGGTGACATAATAACAAAAGGCAGCGAAGCGGCGTTTATCGAAAATATTGAAAGTGAGCACGAAAGCAATAAGCGTGCTATTGTTATTATTACAGGCAGGTTTTTAAGCCGTGTATTAAATCAGCGGATAATATCTCTTACTATGAACGGTCAAACCGACACTGTTATAAACGCGCTGCTGAGCCAAAATTTTATATCAGCGCAGGACACGCGCCGACGCATCGGCAATTTAGCGATCAAAAATCTAACAACAAAAAATGCAATATCCGCAAATATAGACTGGGAGAATAGAAACTCCCTTGAGTGTATTCGAGAGCTTACACAAAACGCAGTTGTTGGTTTTAAGGTTGACTTCAACATAAAAGACAAGGCTTTCGACTTTTCGCTGTACGACGGTAAAAAGTCAATGGCTATATTTACAGAGACTTATCGCAACATATTAAGGCAGGATTATTTGTACGAAACAAGAGACTATAAAAACACTCTGTATTTACGAAGCGGAGATGCTATACATATATTCGGCGTCGAAAATGAGGGCATAAACCGCAGGGAGATGTTTGCGGCTATAAGCACTAATAACCCTGACCCGCTTGCTGACCAAGCTAAATCAATTTTAAACAGGCACAGCATAATTGAAAGCCTTGATTCCGTTGTTAATATGGCAAGTGAGCAGTTTGTTTATCGTAGAGATTGGGATTTGGGTGATATTGTTAAAAACCATAGTACGTTTTGGGGCGTAACAATCGAAAAGAATGTGCTTGAGGTTAGAGAATACTACGAGGGCGGCAAATTGTCGCTTTCGCTTGTTTTTGGTGATTTGTCTAATTATTCAATCGAAAGGAGAGTGAAGTAATTTGAGAGATATAACCTTTTTCCCCTTTGATTCAAGGCTTGGCCCTGATGGTACTCATGACCGCGTTTGGCATGCAAGAGACTTCGCACATGATAGGCAGATGTTTCTTGGCAATGGCATATACCCTAACCCATCAACTAACTTACAGGTTGTAAGCCTTTTTAACAATATGCGAATAACAGTACGCGGCGGCGCGGCGTGGATTGAGGGGCATAGCTATATACAAGGGCGTATAAGAAATGGCCGAGTTGAGGGTATTGATATAACTCTTGAAGCAGAAGAAAACACATCAGGGGTTATGCGCATAGATATGGTAGTTGCCGAGCTTAGTTTTCTGCGTAATCGAAGAAATATAGAAATACGGATTATTACAGGCTCTACAACTCTAACGCGCAATGACGACGTTTATCAGCTTAAGCTTGCCGAAATAGCCGTAAATCCGGGAACTATGAGCATACCTCAGTCGAGTGTAACCGATACTCGGCTTAACAGCGAAGAGTGCGGCATAATGTATGCGATTGTCGATAACATGGATACAACAACGATCTTTAACCAATATATGGACTATCTCGAGCGCAAGCAGGCTGAGTGGGACGCGTTTCAAGCCAATGAGCAATTAATTTGGCAGAATCAAACCGCAAGGCAGGAATCAGACTGGCAAGATCAGACTAGCATACAAGAAGATGATTTTAGAAGACTGTTTGAAGATATGAAACTTACTTTTCAAGCACTCGAAACACAATCATTTACACTTATAGACAATAATTTCGATAATGTTAGTCGAATGCGCGGGTGTAATAGAGTCACAACATTTCCCGGTGATGATATACTGACAACTATAACCGTTGTGACCTTAGATTTTGTACTTGCTACAAGGAGAACAGTGTTCAATGCAGATGGCAGCATAACAATTACAATACGGTTTAATGCTTGGGAAAATGCGGAGGGTTCAACCGCCATATTATTTACACCATTTACTTTAGTAGCTACCACTATATTCAATGCGGATGGAACTATAAGGGAGGAAATTAGATGAGTTGGGATATAACAAAACATTCAATAAATAGTGATTTAGGTAATCCACTTAATAGGTCTATTCCAAGCGTTATCTATGCTCAAACGATTGTCCAAGCTATAAACGTTGACAGTGTAAATTGGGCGCTTTTATTAGCAGACAGACAAGGCTTAGTGGGAGAAGTCTTTTCTAGTATACTTGGCATAAGTGATGAAGTTTTATTATCGGTAGCTACTTTTAACGATTTATTTGACAGTTTTGAAGCTTGTCTAATAGTTTACACAGATTCTCATCTTAGAAGTATTATGTTCTCAGCTCCGCCTCAAATCCGTAATATGGTCGTAGATCGGCTAGAGTCATATAGAGCTATAATAACTGATATAGCAATACTTAATGCTATCCAGTCAAATGTCTTCACTTTATCCTCTAGGTTCAATACAAGTCCAAACTTTGTTCCGGCAATGTGTTTGGCCGCAGGGGTAGACCCTATAGATATTTTAAATGGAGAGATGCTAATAAATAATTTAGATATTATGAATACTATTATGAGTAATCAAGTGCTTAGTAGAGTATTTGTAACACATTTAGAAATTGGAGGACACATATCCTTTAGAATACCAAGTAGCATAAATGCGCTGGTAGCTATTATGAGCAATAGAGAGGGTAATGATGAAATACAAAGGATTTCCACACCTCGAGATATAGTTAATAATATAAATAATATTAACTGGATTACAGCATTTGCTAGAGTAGCTAATGCAAACTTAGGAACTGCTACTACAATGAATCACATTGTAAATCAATTAAGTGCGAACGAATGGACTTCTGTATTTTCCAATTTAAATTTATTAAGAGTTATATCTAGGAATGGGGCTTTTATGATGCAAATGAGTGGCGCCGCATTATTGGATAGAATGAGGTTAGGGGCTTTAGGTAGTCCATTGAGATCCTCATCCTTTACAACACACATAGGTCATGATCATGTTATAAGAAATGATAGAGCATTTATTATTGAAGTAGATACTGGTGGAGCTAACTCTAATATATTCTTAACTCCATTGTCTAGTGATTCGTCGACTTTTAGCACAGGTATGACTACAGCGTCTAGGAGAGCCGTGGCAAGATTTTTCAACGCTCCATTATTGATGCGCAGCACTGCATCTAATAATGTAAGAGTTCAAATAGAACTAATAGGAGGTTTATAATGACCCTACAAGAGCAAATAGAAATAATCATAGAAGAAAACGCAATTCTACGCAAGCACTTAGATGTTTTAACCATCATGCAAGCAAAAGCAATAGACCCTGATTTTAAGCTTTCGGATGAAGAGCTTGTCAAAGTGAGAGCCTTAACCGGTTTAAGCTTAGATTTAGACCAATCGGAATATGAAAGCGAAATAGAAATCATAGATAGCGAGCAAGCAGACTATGATGAAGTCGAAAAGATTTAAGGCAAAGAAAAGTTCTAATATTATACAATATTAGAACTTTAGATGAGTTAAACCATTGTTTTAACTCTAAGGCCATATTTTTCGATAGCTTCTTCGGCACGCAGAATATCGGCTCTGCGTTTAGCCTCTAGCTCGACTAAAGTAAGCTTTCGTTCGGCTTCATAATTTTTGAGCCGTATTTCATATATTTCTCGAACGGCTTCAGGTTCAGTCTTCATACTCAATCACCTCCGTAGGGGAATGTATCGCAATTTGTCTATAGTTTTCACGAGCGTTAATTAAATTAGTCATCAATATTGTTTTGCGTTTAACAATATGCTTAAAGTTCCAACTTACGATGATATCCATGCCATGCAAGCTCGCTGTTGCGATGTGAACAGCATCGTCACGGTATTTTAGAGGTATAATGCCTTCATCGACATAGATATCAGCTAATGGGTAGATTGCTTCATGCGGCGGTAAAACAATAATTTCATACTCCTTAATAAGTGATAGAAGTCTATTCGCCGTTTCTTCTGAAGCAGCATTTATTTCATCAATAACGGTATATGATGTATATGCTTCCCACTTGCCGTCGCGGATTTCGTTGAAGAATGCTATTGTATCATATGCTTTATCTGGTGCATCATCAGCGTAATAAAAATTTAAAACGGTTGTTTCGATGTAAACTTTAGGCAGTGTAAGCATTAAGAATTCTCCTTGATATTATGAATTGGTTTTCATTATATCACAACTTTATAAGATTTAAATAATTTTATACGATTTATATAATAAACTTTATAATATTTACTCTAGGAGGTAATCCCATGCGATCACCATTAACAAAACCACATAGAATAACATCTCATTTCGGGCGGCGCGTACTTGGCGGCCGTTCGGAGCATCATAACGGCATTGACCTTGTACCGCTAGATAGACTGCACCCGACAGATATCGTCGCGGTCTGTCCCGGCACTGTGACCCATGTTATAAGCCATTTACCCGACAGCCATACCGGTCTGAATATTAGAAATAACACAGCGGGCAATCTTATAAGGTTTCGGACGGATAACGATTTTTCGATTATATATTATCATCTAAGAGCTAATTCTGTAACAGTTAAGGTAGGGCAGCGGGTTCAAGAAGGCCAAAAGGTCGGGATTATGGGTACTACTGGCAGGTCAACAGGTATTCATTTACATTATGAAATACATAACCCAAACAGACAAGCTATTGATCCTCTTCCGTTTCTTGAAGGCGGTAAAATTCTTTTGCCCGGCTCTGCATCAGCCTCTGTGCCGGAAGCTTCGGATACATATACGGTTAAACCGGGCGACAGCTTATGGGCAATAGCACAGAGATTTTCACCGAGAGGCGGCGCCGGTTGGACTGAGCTTTATGAGTTGAACAAAACAACTATAGGCAGTGATCCAAACTTAATCCATCCCGGACAATTGCTTGTTATTCCCGAAAGTTGGAGGTGATTGCTTATGAGCAAGTGCAAAAGATGCGCTAGAGAATCAAAAACCGTGAGCCAGTGGATGTTATTTGCTGTCTGCTTTACATACTTCGCAGGCGTTGCTTTGGGCTGCTTTGTTACGGTACATATATTAATACAGTTCCCTGAATATGCAATACAAGCATTTATGAGTCTGTTAGCCTTTATCGGAAGTGCAACAGGCATAGCAATTGGTTTTTACAGTTGGAAGGCTAAAAATGAAAACATGGCAAAAATCAGATGCTCAAGCCATAAGCCTGACGCAGGGGTTGATTTATTTAAGGGGGATAAGTTGTGAACTATTATTTTATTTCAATATTTCAATCGCTAGTATCAATAGCTGATCATCCGCTGATAATTTTGCCGATAATTGCATTTATGCTGTCGCGGTTTGAAAAGCGCAATGAAAATCGGGGGAAGGCGCGTGATAAGTTTAATATGATAATCTTAGAGGGGTTAGGGGTTATTGGCAAGCTTGCTGTTATTTCGGCTTATAAGCTTAAGAATCAAGATGTAAACGGTGGGCTTGATAAAGCTATTGAGGGGTATGAAGATTATGAGTGTAAGGTCGAAAGGTTCAAGCGGGAGAATGCTGCTGAGGTGGTTGGCGGGTGA